GCCATTTTTCCTAATTACTCTATGAGCTATAGTCACCGCCTCATTGTGGGCTTGTGAATGTGTAATCTCCCTACCGCTTTTTTCCGCGAAATCTTTGATCTGTCTAGTAGTGTAATCAATAGCAGAATTGTGCTTAGCGTCCCTAGTCATCGACTTTCTTGAGTCAATTTTTGATGAGGCTTGTTCGCTTGCTTTTTCCTTGGCGTGCTCGAAGATGTTCTTAATACTCATTCCGCACCTTTTACGTTCGGTTTGTTAAGCGGCTCGCTCTTAGATTTTTTTAAATTTTCTATCTCTTCTTTCAGCCTACGAACTTCGGAATCACCTGCAGTGACATTCTTAACTAACGATTTTACGTCGAAGAATCTATCTTCTAAATCGTTACCGTCTGCTCCTAGAATCGTCGTGTAGCCGTTGAAGTTCATGGGATTATTCCAGAGAGCGCGTTCTTCTGCATTTTCTGGAAAGTGGTAGCGGACTATTTTAAACCCCTTGCCTAAATAGTAGCGAACTTTTTCTTCGTAACAGTGACCACCATCTAACGGCAATTCAAAAAATGTTTCCACCTGTTCAAACTGGTTATCCTTGTAAGCCGCTGCAAGCTTTGCGAAAAGAATATGAGGCAAGATAAAGCCCTGCCGCGTCTTCTTTTCTGACGGCATTTCGTTAGATTTTTTAGATTCGTCTTTAGCCATTTTTTACCCTCTCCGTTGTTTGCTAAAGCAGGAGCCTAGTAATACTAAGCCCCTGCTAAAGTTTTATTAAGTATCTGCTTTTAGCTCAATCCCTGCGCCGTCGTGCCACTCAGCAACCTGGTTGTACACAAAACTAACTATTTCGTAGTAAACCCCCTCAACACCTTTAGGAATAATCCATGTTACAGGTGAAGGTGCGTACATTCCGAAGAAAGCTAGGTCTTCGTTAATTACCATCCCCGAAGTATCACCGCCGCCAGTCGGTAGCCCGTTGACCTGGTAGAAATCTATAGAAGGAAGTGACCCAACGTACCCGGAAGCTTGCTCAAGAGTGTTAAGCAAAGAAAGTAGCTCAAGATTAGAAAAAGGAGTCGATCCAGTTTGAACTAACTGCTTTTTAATTTGATTTACATGCTTAGGATCGAGGAAACACTTGTACTTTTTCCCGTCAGATGCATGATTCCCAGCACTAATTAAATAGGCTGCGTCCATCGCACTCTCTATATCCATGACCGCGCCTGCGTTTACTTCTTGAGAAAATCCTGTAGCAAGTGCTTTCACAGATGAGTCCATAGTTCTAGCTAAAGCAGCCGCTTGTCTGAGAACAACTGAAGCGGTGTCCATATTCCCAAAGTCTTGCGCCTCAACCGTCAACTTCGAACCAATTACCGTTTTAGCTACTGTAAGTTCAACCTTAAGTTGATTAATCTCACCAGCTACGCCCATCGTGTAAGCCGCAGCTTGTGCAACGACGACGCCGTTCCCCATTCCTGCGCCTTCCTTACGAGCTTGCTTTTTAATCGTTCCAGTCGGCAGGTTCTCAGAGCGAACCCAAGGAGTGATGACGACTTTGTTAGCAATCTCTGGTCCGATTGCATCGGATACTACGTCAGCTTGCAAGGCTAGCGTAGAGGTTAAAATTTCGTTTGCCATTTTGTATTTCCCTTATATTTCTAATTTTTCAACTCTTATTGAGTTTTTAATCTGTTAACGTCCACTAGCAACGTAGCCAATACCGTTCTGATCGCTGCTGCGTCTGCAGTGCCTACGTTCAAAGTTCTTACTGGTGTAAATGTTCCCGTTATCGAGTAGTCTAAACCGGCAGGGCTTGATAGAGATCCGGTAGCTTTATTAGCAATACTAGTTGCCCCGTACTGTAGTTCAATCCCGTCTCGTCTTGTCTTAGCAGTCATATTTTTTCCTTATACTTATTTAGTCGAAGCAACCCTAATGCGCGACATACCTAACGCCTCGCGCGCAAGCTCGCCTCTGACACTCGCCGGTAACGTTTTGCGCTCAGTGCTGCTCATGCTCAAATATCTTTCTTTACTAACCCCGTGACTAGCTGCGGAACTTGCGCTTTTTCCACTCGAACCAGCACCGGCTATACTTTTATCAGACGCGATAGACGGATACTGCGTAACTGTCTCTGCTAAAAATTCTTCTACACTCATCTTCTGCTTAGGCTGTGCTTTAGAGTAGCGTACATTTCCAGCGTCATCTTTTATAACTATCTTGCCATCATCTAGTTGGCAATATTTTGAAATGATAGGCTTGATTAGTGCCATGCCGTCACGTGTTACAAAGTCGGTCGCCTTGCTAAGAACTTCCGAATCCACTTTCAGTCCTTTCAGTTCTGCCTCTAGTTGCTCGGCTCTAGTCTGATGAGTTTGTACTTGCTCAGAGAAGCGCGTAGAAATTTCTGCTTCCATCTCAGCGCGGATTGCGTCTAGGTCAGGAGCACCTTTTACAGCTTCCGCTTTTTTCTTCCAACCTGCGACTTGCTTAAAGTCCATCCCTTCAAACGGTTTGAATTTTGCCACCAGGTCAGTATTCTGCGCGCGTAGTGTTTCCAGCTCCGCCGTTAGATCGTTCGCTGATGTGTCGTCCGCTACAGGTGTCGTTGGTTCTTCAGTCATCTATTCTTCTCTCAACTTCGTGGTTATATTTGCCCGTTCAATCTTCGTAAGATTCATGAACTCCCTTCTCGAGTTTACCTTACGCGCTTTTTCCGTGGAAGAAGTAGATTTTCCGCTGATTGGGGAAACCGATAGGCCATCAAGCACAAAGATTCTGCCCTCAAGTAAAGCCCCTGTTCTTGTGACTGTCCCCTGCACGTCTTGCATCATCTTTCCCGTGATCCTGAGATTAGGGGGTGAAATCTGGTATCCCCGTTCTCTTCTCTGCGCCGCGTAGCTCGGTGAGTACTCTCGAAAAGCTTTGCCGGTATAGTCAACGCCCTGATCCGTCTTGATTTTGATTTGAGTAACAGTTTCCGCAACTATTTTTCGAAAAGCTAACTCTTTCCGGTCTAGTATTTGAGCAAGTGATCCGCTTAGATTTAGGTTTACATTAATTTCAACCGCCATAACCTAGCCCCCTTGCTGTCTCTAGTGTCAGCGGTGCCCATTCGTGCCTACAATTATAGCCACCGCCTGCCGTTAGCACGTCCAGCCCTTGATCGTTAGTCATCGCGTGAATCTCATCAAGCGTATAAATTGCAGGCGAGCGCCCTAACACATCTTGGCAAAAAGGCCTAGTCACGTCGTCATCTGGCCCAATGTATATAAATAAATCTATCTGCGCTTGCTCAGCAAGTACTGCAGTAGATGCACGTGAGAAAACAGAGAACGAGGTATTAACTTCCGTAGCTGCAACTCTTCCTATGCGCCCTACAGTTTCATCAACTGCCGATACAGATCCCGAACCCTCAGCCCCTAAAGTTATTGAGCGGAAAATCTGTTCTTTGATGTCGAAATTGTACGCTTGTAGGGAACCTGCGATTTTATCTACTTCTAAATTGACCAGGGCTACTAGTGCTTCTGTAGACATTCCGGCTGTGCTCGTTACTGCGGAGGTGCGGAATAAATTAGCTGCGTACTTAAGTTCTTCGCGGAACTCATCTTTAATTATTTCGATCTCTGCGGAAAACCCTTGTTGCTCAAGTATAGCTTCGAAGCTCGCAAGAAGTGCCATGGTGTCGGCTGTAGACCCGGACGCTCTTACCCTCTCGGTCAAAGTTGCAACTGCTACGCCGTAAATTGCTATTAAGCGGTTTGATATTCGCGCAAGTGCTGCGTCTCGCTGTGCGTTTCTTTTTCGCTGCAGCTTCTGAATCTCAGTCTGGCTCATTCGGCTCGTTCTCCGGTTCTGTCTCTTCCTCTGTCTCTTCTTCTTCTAAAGCACCTGCGAAAAAGCTGTTAACTATTTTAGCAGGAGCGTCTGCAATAGCCAGCCCCTCGTCTTCCATCTCTTCTAGTTCGGATTCTGAAAAGACTTTAGAAATAGCTTTTTCAAAAGCCTTACGCTCTAAAATTGGATTAGCTTTGAACTGGTCGCGGAAAGTTAGAAACACCTTGGAGAACAACTCGAAATTAGCCTCATCAAATTCTTGTGATAAGTCGAAGCTTGGAACAAAGTTCTGCTCACCCCTAAATTCTGCGTAAAACAGAAGCGCTTGATTCATGAGCGATTGGATCATTGAGGTAGTCGCTTCGACTAAAGCCAATCGCTCATCTTTTTCCTCGCTAATGGAATCGGCGGATTGTACCGCTTTAGAGTCTGACGCAACTTGTCTGAGTTGGTTCAGCCCTACTCGAAAAGCGGAGGAAAGAGCCTCATCTATACTAGCGTCATAAGACGCAGTGCTGACTGGCGGAACTGTCACGACACTAGAACCGGCCGCGAGTAGTGGCCATGTATGTTCTGAAATTCCCTGAATCTGCCCTGAGTCCGAACCGTCTCCGCCAATAATGAAAATTAAGTTGTAACCCTGCTGATGTTGAATGTTGTCTCTTGCTGAACGGAGGTTAAAATATCTTAGGGTTTCCTCACATACCCCCTTGATCCAACTCTGATCTTCAATCATAGCCACCGGAATTTCTGGCAGCCCTATCTCAATTCGTTCTTTAAATTGCCATTGGCTGTTAGTGTGAAAGTTAGTTTTCTCCGAGGATGTCGGCATTGAATAGCGGTTGATTACAACCTTGCCGTTCTCTCTGAAATATTCGTCAGATATTTTTAGCGTTTTAGGTTGCTGCGTTAGGTTCTCTCGTCTCTGAGTTTGTAAGTACTCACGCCGGAAAAGATTAAATTTTCCACGCCTTAAGGGATCATCGGTTTCCAGCTCCCAATCAGGCACATCGAGCGCATGAACTAGCTGCATGTATGGAATTTTTTCACTACCTTCAGAAGGTGCATCCACGAGAATAAAAATTTTTCCGCTTTGCAGGAAAGATTCAGTAGCCTTAATAGCGAACGCGTCGAGAGGTGTTTTCTTTCCGTCGATGTTCTCTTTAAATTCTCCTAGCAGGTCGTCAGTCTCAACTGAGATAGTGGGCGCTTGTCTAAAAAAGTAGGATGTCCATAGAGAAATTACTATCTCAGGAATTTCTAAGTAGCGCGTTCTTCTTCGTCTCGCTCTAAGTAGCCGCGCGCCATCTTTACCGAACTCCTCAATGTAGTGCGGCCATAGATATTCAAAACTTTCCGTTAGAACTTTATGATCGCCGTTATACAGGTCGCGCCACTTAATCCAGTACGCTTTATTTTCCGTGTAGTCCTGGTTCTCAAAAAGTTGTACCGACATTAGGAAACCCTAGCGATATAAGTTCTAACGGAAATTTCTAGCTCCGCTGCGGCTACCGCTTGTAAGCGTAGCGCCTCGGTCTGCCCGATGGCTAAAGGCGGATCGAACTTTACGAAAGTGCCAGAACTAGCAGGGGCAGGGATATTAAATTTTGTTGTGGAATTTCCTAGTACCCTAAGAATTGTAGTTGTAGCACTCGTGTTAGTGAGTGATATTTCACTAACGTAATATTGAGCCGCTCCCGTCAAAGATGACAAGGCTGTGAAAGCTACCGCATTAGAAACGGCTGAAGATGTGTTAAACACTTGGTAATCATCTGAAAGTCTGGTCATCTTGAAACACCTGATATTTTTTTACTTACGTGAAACTCTTCGAAATCTTTAGCAGCATAGAAAAGATAATAGTCAGAAGCATCGGGAAAGTGAGTCGTATCTTTTCCTCTTTTCTTCACTAACTCCCATGTTCCGGGTTTTAGTTCAGATCGAGAATAGCCATTTATTGAGTTGCGGCACCATTCGCCGATGCTTACTAGCCTCTCTCTGAAAAGAGTATCTACTATTTCTAGCCTGTCCCTTACCTTCGGAGCCGAGCGCGGTGCTTTTATTGAAACTCTAGTAAAACCTGCTTTTAATAGTAGCCGCTTGACTTGAGCAAAAGCGGACGTGTCAGAAAAGATAGAAGCTGAGTATCCGTCATGACCGCCCCAAAGGTTCACGGGTATATCTGAAAACTTTTCTATCGGAAAAGCGTAAACAAATTCATTCACAGCGTCTTTTAGTCCTTTAGAATAACCGGACGACTCAGCTAGTAGGCATAGCTTTTCTATCTTTACCG